TTTGAAAAACAATAATACCAATAAAAGCATTAATGATACTGGCAATGACAATAGCAATAAGACCAATAAACATAAACTTACCCATGCTATCAAGATTGCTTTTAGTAAAGTATCCATAAAAACTCATTACTCCAAATAATACCGCTGCACCCATAAAAGCAGTAATAATACTACCCATTTGAAATACAGCAAAAATCGTAGCAAAACTTAGACCCATTATGGCAGCGAATCCATGCAGCATAAACATTGCCATTTCTTTGGATGGTCTGCGAGATAGTGCATATGTAATAGCAAAAATAGCAAGTAATGGTGCAAACATTACTATCCATTTCATTACGCCGGTAAAGAAAAATGCTAGCAACTGTGGTGATGTACCGACAAAATAACTAACAAGCATACTCACCAAAACTGCAAGACTCATGTTTTTATAAACACCAGCCATTGCTGTATTAATTGCAGTTGCATCTGGGTAAACTCTAGCTGTATAATACATAATTAACTCCTTAATGTTTCAAAACTAATAATTTTTCCCAACTCTTCGCCGAGGTCTTTATCCTCAGTAACAATGTGTAATTTATGTTCACCGCGGTCACGGTGTCTATCGTATTGGTGATATTCAACGATGAATCCACCATTTGCTTTGTACACCGTGAAGTTCATACCAAATGAATTTAGGTTAGAGGTCTTGGGTGAGCCACCAATAGTCGGGGTTGCATAAACTGCAACATCAGCATCTTTCAAAGAACGATTAAATTTTTTGTTAAGCCAACGAATAATAAATTGCATTTAGATTACCTTATCACCCATAGTATGGTCTAGCACAGGCTCGTCACTGACCATTAAAATGTCATTATTATCTATTTTGCGTATAGTATGCTCACCTGTACTATCTTCTATTGTAATACCACGAGTCCACCGACCGTGACTAATTAGAATATATTGACCAACTTTAACATCTTTTTGTTCAGGCCCAATTGCATATACACGCCCCCAACGAGGTCTAATACCTGAGTTTTTCATATCATCATTGAGAATTATGATTCCTCCTGCACTAATACGCTCATCAAATGCCATGTCTGACACTATAACACTGTCATGCAATGCCCGTAAATTATTGATCTTGTGTGCTTGTATTGTCATTTGTATTATTAATCTCCTTAGCTTTAATTTGTTCAACTTCTAAATCATCTTCGAACTCAGCGTCAAGTTCTTTTTCAAGTTCCGTTAATTCTTCTTTAACTATATCAGGTTTAACTTTGTTTCTTTCAATGGGCTCAGGAGGTCTCCTAACTATATTAGCTGAACGGTTACCTACAGTTTTTGAATAGTTGTCATTAACTCTATTAGTGACGGGTTTAATTACTTTTCCTGTAGAATCAATCGTGTCGCCACGAGCATTAACTTTCATGTTACCAACGGCTCTTGCTTTTTCGTTTTTAGCAGCTAATACTCCCATATCTACCACTTTTCCCATTGCTGTTTTATATTTCATAATGAAACTCCTTATATAGAATATTTATTTTAAGAATTCGTCGATTGATAAATCGTAATATAATGAATTAATTCTATGGACACCTATCAAAAATAACACGAAACTGGCTACACTGCTTCCCCTGCCCACTCCCCATACTATATTATTTGCTCTCATAGTATCTACCAAATACTTAAGATAACGTAATAAATCAAACATTTCACGCTCTTGGAACAGTATTAATTCTTCACCAACTCGTTGTAATTCTGTGTTATTTTGACATAAATCTAGTACATATTTAGCAATATCAAAATTCTTATATTCTTCAGGCATTAACCAATTATTTTGCAAATTGCTATCAAATTCTTTTACGGTTAATTTAGGATCAGAATACAGTATAGTATTTGGTATATCAAATAATTCTAAGTTGTCTGAAAATTTTATAGGAGTTTCTACCCAAACTTCTTTTAATTTTCGTAAAGGATCTTTCAAATATAATCCACAGAGATCATCTTCTGTGTAAATTTGTTGCCCATACAAATCTGTTTTCATAACTGATTGTAACACCACTTAAGGTAAACATCAAGAGTTATTTGTCCAAATTTAAAAAAACAATCTCATTGTCTGTAGAAGAATCTTTTTGTTTCCAAGCTAATCCCAAATCAATCCAATCATTGGTTTCTTTTTTTAGCTCGACTATTTTATCTTTTTTATTTAGTTTCTTTGCCCAATCTGTAATACAAGGTCCAGAATTATTCCACCAAGAAACATTTCTATTCCAAAAGTCAACATGTTCATCATGGGTAACATAAAATTCCACATCATCAGAAATCAATGATGAAATTTTTATTTGTGTAACATACAATTTACTATCGGTAATAGTATTAATCTTTTTTAATAATACTAATGCTACAATTTGATCGTATGGTTCTTCAGGCAATGTGCAAACTTTTAATCCTGCCTTAATATAATTTTCAATTACATTCTTATTAGTTTCGTGTACAAAAACACAATTATCCACACCATTAATAAACAAATGTTTAATGCGATCTAATGCAATGTTTTGTATTGATATATCTTCAACGGTTACTTCCATGTAAAGCCTAATATTATAGGTATTAATTAGGAATTTATTTTCATAATATAAGCCTGCTTGAAAAGCAAAATCTTTTGATACTCTAGCGCTCATTTTGTTTCTTTATGTCAATCTTTGAACTAATATTTTGCTTTTTTATCATTTCATCCATTTTCTTTTGATATTCGGCTTTATAGCTGTCAATTACCATTTGTATTTGATGAATTAGCGGACCATTTCCAGTCTTATAAGCAAAATTTAACTTTCCAGTAAGATCGGATATCGTAGTTTGTAACTCTTCTAATTTTTTATCAGATAAATTATTTATAAATGGATGCATTTATTTACCATGAATTTAAAGGAATTCTTCTCCAAATATCGGATCCTACATATATATTAGCAGTTGTTGCGGTACTATTAGAACTTAATGTTATTGCTGTATCCGCTACACCATTTGTTCTAGATTGACTAATTGTTATGTTGGGGCTAGAAACAGTTTTAATATAGTAAACAGTATTAGCAACTATTTCTGCAATATTTGCTGTAAAAATTATAGGAGCATTAACTACTAAATTAGTAGTATTATTTAATGTAATGTTATTAGTTGTTACTGTGGTTGATATAACATTTTTTGTGTATACTGTAGCATCATAATTATCAGTAGAAATATACAAATATCTTACAGGATTAGCATACATTGTGCCAGATGAACCTGATAAGTTTGCATTAGCGCCACCTAAAGTAGATGATACGGTAAATGTATTACTTGATACCACATTTCTAACATAGTATGTATTTCCAGATACGATGTTAGCTTCGAAACTTGTGCCCGTAAATACTATAGGTTGATCTTTATACAACTGTAGAGTATTTCCAGTAGTAGTAAAATAATCCGCTGCATTGCTACTAGTAATTACCAGTTGATTAATACTAGGATCAACTGATACTGTTCCTGCTACATCACCTTGAAATCCAGTGGGAGCAGGACTTCTTTGTTGAATTTGTGTAGATTGAGGTGATCTATTATATGGTTCAATCGTAATTGTATTACCGCAATCTAATGTACTTAGTCTATAATCTAATTGAGATATATTATAAGGAACAGAAATATTTGAAGTACCGGTAATATAATTTTCTAACCCAGTTAGTCCAAAATTATTATTTGATGCTATTACCTGACTAGGCCAAGTGATTACTGCATTTGCATTACTAATTGCTAGCTGTAACTGAACATTACTCTGCGTTCCGGTAGGAGCCCAACTACCAAATTGAAATGTGGTATTAGCTGCTATTGTTCCGTATTGTACATCACCCAATGAAACATCAACTAATACGGTGCCTGATAAACTATTACCTAAATTAAAAGTAGTTGCTCTAAAACTTCTTGTACTAGCATTACTAATCAATGTATTAGCCATATCATTGTTTACAGTACTATTGGTTAACGCAGACTTTACAACAACTTTGTTTTGTAGATCACTTATCTCCGTTCCGGCAGTATCAATATTAGTTTTTATAGCATTAAAATTATTTCTAAATCCTTGGCTACTATTATTTTGCCCAGGTATAGGATAATTAACATCTATTCCATTTGTATTAATTGCGCTGCTCATAATTCATTTCCAATATAGTATTTAGTACTGTGATTCATCAGGCAAAATTGTTTGGCGAGGGAATAATACATAAAAATCTTTACTATCTAGTGGACTAGGTGTCGGTGTTGCACTGGGTAATCCAGTCCATGCAGGGGGAACCAAACTATTGTCATAATCATATGTCATACTCTTGTTTACACTAAATCTATCAATTTTAAAATTAATCATATTCAATGTATACGGCATTCCATCTTCTTGTTTCCAATTATTATTGATATTATTTTTTATAATTTCAGCACATCCGGGTTTAGTATAACATATTACCCATGCTTGAGTATATCCCAATGTACTACCGTTTTGTTGCTGACTAGTCATCCATAACGGCAATAATTTACTATTATTTTCTTGTCCTAATACTTGTCCTACTCGTTTACGCATATTAAATAAACTATTTGGATATAAAGTGCGAACATATCCCGGACTTAAACTAGTGTAGTAATCAACTCCTAGAACAGTTTCATAGCTAGTAAATATATTTGTTACACTAGTATACCATGGACCTTGATTTAAATTAATTAATTCCGGCCAATATATAGAACTCTCTACACTGATTCCCTGTGAATTAACTAAATTGTCAATAACTTGACTATAAACTACTTCATATATTATATTACCATTTTCATCTTTTGCTACAGCGGTTTTTAATTCACCTAATGTAATATTTCTCCAATAATGATTTCTAGTTACTGCTGCAATATATTCATTTATATCACTAGCAAATATTCCATATGCATGTTCGTAAATAACACTGCTTGCTTTTCCAAAATATATATCATTGGGACGGAACAATAATTCAGGCGGGATTAATAAATCGTCATTTAATAAAGAAGCAATGATTTCTCTATCTTGCACACTAGGAGCAGCTTTAATGTATAAAATATCTGTGGGCTGATTAAATTCCTGTACTACGGTTAGTGTAAATGTCTTATTAGAAGCTACTATAGGATAGATAGGAGAATATGCTTGGATTGTAAAGGTAAATAAGGTTTCGGCGCCTAGTTCTAGTATATTAGTAGTAGGCTGATCTGCCGTATAACCAGTTATTTCTCCATTGCTTAGTAATGTTAGATTTGGTGGAAGTTCCCCGTCTACTATTCTATATTCTAAATCTACATCTGATGTTGCTAATACACTTTTTGTACTTAGTTCCCCGTTATAAATATTTCCTAAATTACTTAGAGTAACCCAAGTAATTACACCGGTTACCATATTTGATAAATTAAATGAGAAGTTAAATACAGGGCTTTGTATTGTTGGGTTGGCAGTTTTACAAACAGCAACACCAAAATTAAATTGATCAATTCCTGTGCTTGATAATGTAGGAGTTCCCGTTATCCAACCCGTACTACTATTTCCAGTAAGTGATGGGGGCAAATCTGAAAACAAATAAGTAAATTGATTGCCGTCAAAATCATATCCAATGATTTTAAATGCAAAATAATTATTACTTTCCACTGTTCCTATAAAGGCATATTTGGTTGGAGGGTAAGTATCATATATACTATCTGCCGGTGGTAGCACATAATAGCCATAATATTGTTCAGAATCTGTTATAATAAATGATTGCGGTCTAGTATTAAATATAGCAGGTTTTCTACTATTTGCTGGAAATCCCGGACCTCCTTGACTTTTGGGGGTATTTTGATTTATTATAGTTATACCGTATGATCCTGAATTACCTCCTAAAGAACTAATTATTTTTAATGTAAAATTATATGTCCTAATAGCTGGTTGCCCTGTTGATATAGAAGGTAAGGTAACACTCATTATTCCGCTACCAGCAGAAAGCACAGTAGTAGGACCATTTTGGGTAGCGCTTATTGTAAAAGTAGTGTTATCTATTATACTTTTAATATAATATGTGACATTATTTTCTACTCCCCCAAATAGAGAACTTCCTGAAAATGTAACCGGTCTACCTTCAATAAATTGGTTTGTAGTTAAGCAGGTGAACACATTAGTATTGTTGGCTGTTGCAACTGCAACGGTGACAACTTGGGGTGCATATATAAATTCAACAGGAGGTTGTGCATAACCTCTTATCAACCCTGTTTCGTTTATTTCTAATCCCGGCGGTAGCTCACCTCCTGTTAGTAAAACATTTACTTGATTATTTGGATCAGGATTTAAATATCCAATTTGAAGTTCTACCCAAGTACTATCATTTGATGTTAAAATAATACCATTTGGGGTGGTAAATTTAGGTATGGCAGAACCAATAATAGATATAGAAAAACTTCTATCTTTGATATTTCCCAAATTATCAGTGGCTCTAATTGTGAAAGTAGATATGGTTTCTTTCGTTACCAATGAGGGAGTTCCAAAAATAAGTCCTGAATTATTAATTGATAATCCTTCAGGTAAACTTGCACTTAATAATTGATAAGTTACACTAATAGCAGGTAATACAGGTATTGCTAAAACTTGTGTACTAAGATAAATTCTTGAAGGGAAAGATCCTAATGTACCTGCAGGTGTAGTCCAAATTGGTTGGGCCATTTTATCCTTGAAGCATGTTCAATGCAATTTGATAATGATGCTTTCTGTCTTCTAAACCAATGGTTCCGCCATTAATTCTCTTAGTCAATGTAACAAAATCATCACGGTCACAATATTGATTTAATTTATTATTATCCCAAAACCATGCTGCACTAACCAGTGCTCCATTTGGAGTTTCTAAGTATGCAATGGTGTCTTCTATACTCATGTTTAATGCCTGTGCAAACTTAGTATAGTTGTCTCTTCCTGTTAATTGTATTAACCCACGACCACAAAAACGATAACCATCACCAGACGCTTCATCACCGTTTTTCATTCTATTAGCATAGACACGGTTAGCTATCTTTTCTGGTTTTTTCTCGTATTGTTTTGCGGTAGCTTCATCAGGAAAATACTTTTTAAAAGTAGTCATTAATCCCTTAGCACTATAATTCAAATTTTCTTTTATAGCAGTAAATCCACCTGATTCATGTGCTACCTGTGCTAAAAATCCTGCTATTCTTTTTGGATTTTCAAACATCTCATAATACTCGCCCACAGTATTAATTGGTTCTACATATTTTTCTAAAATTGTAGGTTTTGTTTTTGGACAAATTGTTTTTAGTATATTTAAAGTTATCATATTGTTCCACTCCACCATTGTAATGTGTTACTACACCAAAGTTGCCTAGAAGTATTAGCCGCAGCCGTTACTGATGCATTAGCTGATAGCGTATTAATTTTGCCGGTAGCTGGCGGAAATATTGACAAAGTACTATTACCGATATTAGTAACATAAAATACTGCCCCCACAGGTCCCTGTGGTAATATTACAGCGTTAGAACCACTAACGGATGTTACCATATTAATATCATAAGTTCCTAAAGTAGTAGTAGTATTAGCTATAGTAGTACCGGATGCTGTTACATTTCCTACTTTTCTTATAATATTTCTACCAGATGTAATACTATTGGCACTAATATTTCCAGTAGTAGTGTTATTTCCTGTTGTACTTAAATCCCCAAATATGTTTACACCAGTGCCAGTAATTGCTGTAGTAAGATTTCCAACTGCTGTTAAGTTAATATTACTATTGGTACTAATAGTAATATTACTATTACCATTACTAAGATTCCCTATTAAAGTAGTCGCACTTATAACATTACAACCAGTAATATTACCACTTGAACCACCACCAATAGTAAGTACATTGGCGCTAGCGTTGAAAACTAATCCTGTAGTACTTACTTTTCCTGCTTGTCCGGCGCCAGCTGCACCTACCATAACTGGATACAATGGAGAAGTAGAAGTATCATTAGATGTTGTCAATGTAGATCCACCCGGGGCACCGCTATAACCTGAATATCCACTGGTCCCAGTATAACCACTTATACCTGAAACACCTGAATAGCCACTAGTACCTGTATATCCGCTAAGTCCAGAAAAACCACTTACACCAGTATATCCACTTGTACCTGAAGTACCCGAAAAACCACTAATACCTGAAAAACCACTAATACCTGAAAAACCACTAGTACCTGAAAAACCACTAGTACCTGAAAAACCACTAGTACCAGTATATCCTGAAGTACCTGAAAAACCACTAGTACCAGAATATCCTGAAGTACCTGATGTACCACTAGTACCTGAAAATCCACTAGTACCTGAAGTACCACTAGTACCTGAAGTACCTGAAAAACCACTAGTACCAGTGTATCCTGAAGTACCTGAAAAACCACTAGTACCAGTGTATCCTGAAGTACCTGAAAAACCACTAGTACCAGTATATCCTGAAGTACCTGAAAATCCACTAGTACCAGAATATCCTGAAGTACCTGAAAAACCACTAGTACCAGTATATCCTGAAGTACCTGAAAAACCACTAGTACCAGAATATCCTGAAGTACCTGAAAAACCACTTCTACCTGATGTACCTGAGTAGCCACTTACACCTGATGTACCTGAAGTACCGCTAGTACCAGAATATCCTGAAGTACCTGAAGTACCACTAGTCCCTGAAGTACCTGAAAAACCACTTACACCAGTATAACCACTAATACCCGAAATACCGGAAAACCCTGAAGGACCTCTAACGGGCCCAATATTAGAATATGTGTTATCCCCATTACTTAATGCACCATCTCCTGCATTATAACCGCCACCGGCATTTAATACAATGTACAGGTATCCTGCAGGTTGCCCAGTTGGTAGAAAAGTATAGTTGGTTACAGATCCTTGAATAGCGACTGATTCACCTGAGTATCCACTTATGCCTGAAGTGCCACTAGTGCCTGAAGTTCCACTTATGCCTGAAGTACCAGTATAGCCCGATATGCCACTAGTTCCTGAAGTACCGGTATATCCCGATATACCACTTGTACCTGAAATACCCGAAGTACCAGTATAGCCCGATATGCCACTAGTACCTGAAATACCCGAAGTACCAGTATAGCCCGATATGCCACTAGTACCTGAAAATCCACTTGTGCCTGATGTACCACTCGTGCCTGATGTACCTGTATATCCACTTACACCGGTATATCCTGATATACCGCTTGTTCCTGAAGTACCAGTATATCCCGATATACCACTTGTACCTGAAATACCCGAAGTACCAGTATAGCCCGATATGCCACTCGTACCTGAAGTACCTGTATAGCCCGATGTGCCACTAGTACCTGAAGTACCTGTATAGCCCGATGTGCCACTAGTACCTGAAGTACCTGTATAGCCCGATGTACCACTTGTTCCTGAAAATCCACTAGTACCTGAAGTGCCGCTAGTACCTGAAAATCCACTAGTACCTGAAAATCCACTAATACCCGATGTGCCACTCGTACCTGAAGTACCTGTATAGCCCGATGTGCCACTAGTACCTGAAGTACCTGTATAGCCCGATGTACCACTTGTTCCTGAAAATCCACTAGTACCTGAAGTGCCGCTAGTACCTGAAAATCCACTAATACCCGAAGTACCACTTATACCTGATGTACCACTAATACCTGAAAATCCACTAGTACCCGAAGTACCACTAGTACCCGAAGTACCACTCGTACCTGAAAATCCACTCGTACCTGATGTACCACTAGTACCTGATGTACCACTAGTACCTGAAAATCCACTAGTACCTGAAAATCCACTAGTACCTGAAAATCCACTAGTACCTGAAAATCCACTAATACCCGAAGTACCACTTATACCTGATGTACCACTAGTACCAGTATAGCCCGATATGCCACTAGTACCTGATGTACCACTAGTACCTGAAAATCCACTAGTACCTGAAAATCCACTAGTACCTAAAAATCCACTAGTACCTGAAAATCCACTAGTACCTGAAAATCCACTAATACCCGAAGTACCACTTATACCTGATGTACCACTAGTACCAGTATAGCCCGATATGCCACTAGTACCTGAAAATCCACTCGTACCTGATGTACCACTAGTACCTGAAAATCCACTAGTACCTGAAAATCCACTAGTACCTGAAAATCCACTAGTACCTGAAAATCCACTAGTACCTGAAAATCCTGAAGTACCAGTATAACCACTTCTACCTGAAGTACCACTAGTACCTGAAAATCCACTAGTACCTGAAGTACCACTAGTACCTGAAAATCCACTAGTACCTGATGTGCCGCTTGTTCCTGAAACACCAGTATACCCCGATATTCCACTTGTACCTGTATATCCACTTACACCAGTGTAGCCCGATATGCCACTTACACCAGTATACCCTGATTTTCCACTTGTACCTGAGTATCCTGAAAAACCCGAAACTGTAATAGAACTAGGTGACGCCCAAAATACTCCTGAACCGGTCGCGGTCAACACATATCCACTAGTTCCGCCAGATATAAGAATATTAGATGTATTTCCTAAATTAATAGTGCTAACATTAGCAAAATTAGCGCTGCTAGATACATTCAATGTTCCTGTAGTGATTGCTCCGTTAGCTGTAATATTTGCTCCGATAATATTAGCAGTAGTAACAATATTACCTGTTGCAGAAACTTTAACTACTGATGTATTTCCTATAACATTAAGATCATTATTTAAATTAGCATAATTGGCTACTAAATTGCTTAGAGTAGAAGTTCCGTTAACTTGAAGATTACCTGCAATATTGGCATAACCATTTAAAATAATATTATTTACATTGGAAATAGTAGTTGGTAAATCTACCCATAAAGTTTGCGAACTAGAAGTAATAGTAGCGTCTTGACTACCATTAGAATCTCTACCTATACTTAATGTACTGGTATGAACTTGTACACATGCAATATTAGCGGTAACAATAACATTACCAGTTGGTCCGTTTACAGTAATACCGGCACCAGGTAATCTATTTACTGATGATACAGCCGCACCCTCAAGACCTTTAAAAACTTGTGAAAAGTTTTCTTGTACTTTCTGAAAAGCCGTCCTTATCGCATCCGCGTTTGGATCATCAGGAAAGGTACCAAAGTCTATATTTTGCTGGCTCATCCTATCATTACCTCTTATTTTATTATTTATCGTTTTAAGATAAACAATTCTATAGCCAAAAAAATACCCAGCTAGCTGGGTATTTTTTATTAGTTACTTTTATTTTATTCCTGCTAATTTTTTCCAATCAGCTACATAATTTTCATTGACCCCGGTACGCTGACCCTGATGAGCAATCACCGGAATAGTTGTCTGACCAGTTGATTTTTGTTTATTCAACCCACCTGAAATGACTTTAGTCATAAATGCAATGTCTTGCTCAAATCCCGCATCTGTTCCTTTGCCTGAACCTCCACCAACTTGATTAGCCCATTCATTGACATTTTGGAATTCATCGTCTGTAGCAATTGCTTGATCTTCCTCAGCCTCGGCGTTTTCATCAGCGGTTGTTTCTGCTGCACCTGAATCAGGAAGATTATCTTCCGCTACATTATAAGTCATTTGATCTTCTGATTCAACTTCATCAACCATTTCTTTGTTGTCACATTGGCAATCGCTTTCCATGTAACCACACTCATTACACTCTTCTTCATGATCTCCGTGGTCATGATCATGCTCTTCTTCATAATCTCCATCACTGATTGATGTATCACCGCCTGTTAATTTTTTCATTAACGCCATCATACCATCATGGTCATCAACTACTTCAATACCACCTGGTGCTGTTCTAGGAGTTTCTTCACCTGGTGCAAAACCTTTGCTTTCATCTCCACCAAACAAACCTAAGCCTGCTGATTTGATTAAGCCTAACAATTGGTCGGCTTCACCATCTTGTGCTGATACGCTTACCGAATCAGGAGAACCTTGATGACCTTTAGAGATAGAAACTGTCATACCTTCATTAACTTCTTTACCTTCTAAGATAGCAGTTAATTGCTTATCCCATGATTCAAAAGCAAATTCATCTAGTACATCACTATCTTTGAAAGTTTGACCAAACGCTTTGAATGTATCCTTAGGAGACTTAATTGCCTGTTGCTTCATGTAAGAAGTTTTATCCATTTCGTACATGTCATCTTCTTCTAAGCCATGAGCACCGTAACTAGCCATTGTGTCAACTACATCATGTTGTGATTCTTCACCAACATAACCTAAAATAGGTTGTTGGCCATAGCACTCATCAAGACCGCACTTGTAACCTTCATGATATTGTCTTGCTTCTTCCATATCGTCATGACGACAGTTATATGCTTGTTTGCTTAAACCATGTGCCTTACCTTCATGATACGCTGCTCTTAAATGATGGTCTCTACCTTCTTTAACAGCCTTCTTTTTCTTGTCGGCAGCTGCCTTACGCATTGACTCTTTCTTGTCACCATCTTTATCTAAATCAATATAGTCCGGCTTAGCGGCTTCTTTTACTGACTTCTTTTTCATATCGTATTCAATGTCCTTAGCAACTTTTTTACCCGTACGTTCTGCTTTATTATCTTCAGCACCGCGCTTTTTACCATGTATGCCATCTTTTACTTTTTCATCATACTCAATATCTTTAGCGACTTTCTTGCCTGCTTTTTCAGCCTTATCATCTTTCTTTGCTGCTGCATCAGCTTTTTTCTTTGCTTCGCTAATAGGACTCATTAAACTATCATTTGGTGGAATATCAGCCTCATCTGTTTTTTTACGAAGCTTTCCTAAAGTTTTTGCAAGATTTGCTTGCTTTTCAGTGCTAGCAGGATAATCTTCTTTATTAGATAATACTTTACTAGCAAATGAAGATGTACTCATTCCATGTGATTTTGCTTTTTTAGTGAAAGCACCTGGATGCTTGATAGCACCTTTGATCCACTTTTCATCACCTTCTTCATCTAGTGGCTCAGTTGTACCAGGCTTTGTTAATTGCACTTGTCCAGTGTTAACTAAATCACCTAATTTTTTAACTTGGTCTGCTGAACCTACTGCTATAGTTTGACCTGTTTGTGTAGTCATTGTTGCAGGAGGCTTTTGACCAGCAGGCTGACCAGGCTTTACCATTACTTTCTGTGAGGAATTAGGTGCAGTAGCAGTTGATGTTGTGGTAGCAGTATTTTCTGCTAATACGCTTTCTACTCTTTCAACCCAATCTTTTAAACTTTTCTTTTTAATAGATTCATTTGCTTCTTTATCTTGAGGAGATTTATGTACTGTACCTTTTTTACCCGGTAATGATTTAGGCATTTTACCAATCATAACATTTTGAAGGTCTTTGGCACCAGAGTATCTATCTTTAGTATCTGCCGCTCCACCTGCTTTCTTAGGACGACCACGACCACGTTTCTCTGCACTAGCAGTGGTATCATCATCAGGATCTTGATCAGGATCACCTAACTCATCTGAAGTTTTTCCATATTTACCTACCTTACCGGCAACTGGTGTGCCTCTTTTCATATTAGGCTTATCACTAAAATCACCAGTCTTACCTACACGGTATGATGGTGAATAGCTTGCTTCTTTAGCCTCATTAAGCTGAGCCATTTTTGATAATAAATCTTTCATGTCCATTTTGTTGTTCCTTATCTATTGAACTTAGCGCCAGTCGCTGGTTTATTTGGTCTAGTAATCTTGCTCATTGGGCTATTATCACCTCTAGGATCTTGAGGTATAACTTTGAATGGATCAAATGCTGGTTGAGTTTTTTGCCCTGCATAAGTAATATCAATTTCATTATCCTTCATTTGATCTTTAACGCTTGTCAAATATGACTCACCATATGCTTTACTAGCCTCTTTACTACCCGGTGCTGAACCCATTTCATTTTTAGTAAGCAATGGGCTTTCTTTCATTTGATTAGCATACTCATCTGATTCTGTATTAATACTGTCATTAAAATTTGTACTAATTAAACGGACCATGTTAACATTATACCCACATAATTGTGCTATTTGCTGGATCATAGGTTCTGTAGCTGGATATCTAAATTTACATTTAAGTATAGTTACAGATTCATTGCTTAAATTAGGAAAACCATATGGATCTTTTTGAATAGGCGTGGTTGTAGGAGCACTGATATCAATAGGATCAAACTTACTTAGATTGTATTTAAACAAATCTAAAAAGTTTTTATCAACATCACCTGCAATTTTAATAGTGCAGTTATATGTATGCACACTTTCGGTAATATATGTTTTAAGGCTTTTCATTGCATGTTCCCGTATCTAGTATTTATCATTCTTCGTTCTTTTTACCTGCTAGAATTTTTAATAACTCATTTCTATCTAAAGCCTTACCTTCACCCAATGGAGTATTTGATATTTCTTCTACAGCAGGATTTAATTTATGATCTAATGTAGCTTTCTTTAATTGTAGTTCTATCATTTTAAGTTTTTTGTTAATTTTAGCCGTTTTAGCAGTAATGGCATGATTTAACATATTACTAGCAACACTAAATATTTCACTGCTAAATCTACTGTCTACTTGCATACCTAAATCCATAAGGTCTTTATAACTATTAGTAGCTAAATCAGCTAAACTATCCATCTCAATATCTGCAACTTCTAAACCCCGTACTTGAGGTAAAGCATTTTCTATTTTTTCTAAATTAGTTAATGCTTCTTTAGTAATTTCTATTGCATTTTCAGGAATAGGTTTAGATAAAGATTCTATATCTGCTTCTGGTAGTTCAAATAATTCTTCTAATTTTTTTGTCATAATAATATTTAGTTAGGGTTGGTTACCATTTCTAAATAAATCCTTTTCTGTAATTACTCTAAAAGTATATCCTTGACTTTTACAATATCCCATAGCTGCGGCCCATTTAGCATGATTTATAGCAACAATCATTCTGTCCTTTGCAGTAGCTGCTTTACTTTCAATAATACTTTGTTTTTGTGGTTTTATTTCTACTACTTCTGCTACTTTTTTGCCAAACTTGTTTTCATAAACTACAAAAAAATCAGGGACATATATGGTTGGTTTACCTGTAAAAGGATGCTTATATGGAATTCGTAATGCTTCACTGGCCCAATATAGTACATTATTGTGAGTATCACAAAATGTCATAAACGTAAGTTCCCAACCTGAACGATACTTAGGAGAATGTTTTCCTATATATTTTTGAGGGTTTTTTGGGGTATAAAAACCTTGTGCCCATTTTCCCATATCATTGTACTATATTTCTCGCTACAGGTATATTAGGCCTAGGAACAATGCTTATTCCATACAAAGAAGTTTTCGACTTTAAACTATTTAAATAAAAACAAATTTTTTTATTCATTTGTAATTTACTACCGCTACCCTGTAGTTCATCTAACAAGTCTAATACATTTAATCCGGTTTCGGTAGCCGCTCTAAATAAAACTGCTGTAAAATTTTGTGCTATGCTATTAGTTGCACATACACTAGAAAAATATCCATATACAATATCAAATTGGTCAGCACCAACTATTACATCAGTAGAATAAAAAGAATCAAAAATTCTAATAGTTCGATCTATGCTGGATCTATTATCTATTATTCTAGCCACTAGTTGCACCTATATATGTTACTTGAGAACCTGCATAAGGATATAGCCCCACTCCCTTAGGATATTGAATTGCTAACATTGTGGGATATCCAGCACCTGGATTGGGTGTGGATTGACCTACAGGATATAAAGTAGATATATTTCTATTATAATTTGGATTATTTCTTAATGTTACTGACAATGCTGCCACAGATTGTAATGGATCTGAAGTAACTAACCCAGGTGTTTTTTGATAGTTATAAGCTACGTTTGGATTATTTAACATGTTATACCCTTTTATTATTGATTCATATAACCACCGGCCGGTGGAATATAATTACTGTTTCCTGCAACAGGACTATTATTACCCTTCGGCGTAATAGGACTTAATATTGTGTCGTATGATTCAGTTAAACCAAATCCTTGAACAATATTTCCAGGGGTTTTGCCATCCATAGCACCTGCATTATAAACTACAGTTTCATATCCTAAATCCATTTGAATATCCATTGTACCACCGCCTTCTGCATAGCTATATGTATCATGATTCAATGAATTAATAATTGGATTAATTAGTGTATATGCAGTAAATTTATGTTGATTAAATCCAAATATAGTAATATTTTTAAAAAAAGGAATTTTAATTAAACTAGGGTTAGGACTTTCTCCCCAATAACCCCAATTATTATTACCAACAATATTATCTGTATTTGTGTAAATGTTTCTATAATTGTAATTAGCATCTGTTGCTGATTGCACAGACTCGTCTCCGCCCTGAGTTGGTCTAGCAATTCCGCCTCTAGCACCTTGAAAGACAGCACCAAAATTTGAACCATCTTTATAATAGTATGTATAATATGCATCCCATAAACTGGTAATCATATTATCATTATCATCATGAAAATTAATAGTAACAGGATTATATTTGATTTTAGTTTGTACGATTCTTTTTCTATTGTATTGATTAAGTTCAACCGTGTTTATTTGATAGCTAGGTAATTTAACACTTTTAACTACAAGGCCAAAATTGTCACCAGTACTTATATTTTGATCATATGCTGGTTGATTAATTTCAAAATACACATGAAATAAAAATTTAAGTTTAGGTGCCCTTTGATAAACACCAGTTCTAAATATTTTTGCTGCGTGTTGTGCATCACGCAGATTTGCACCAGCAGGAGAATAAGTTTTACCGTCATTGGAAGGACTGGGTTTACCAGTCCTTCTTTGTAAGTTCTCCCCGTTAGAATTGGCCATGCGTTACCTTATTAGGCTACGCTTGTAGCTGTATCTGTTGGGTTTCTTTGTGGTTGTGCTACCTGTCCTACGCCTTCTTCGACTCCATTGTATCCTGTTTGGATAGCGTTGTCGAATTGTACTGTCAATGCTATTTTGATATCTTCGCTAGTGCCGTAGTTAACTGTGTTATAGTTAACTGCTTCTAGGTAACAGCCAACTAAATACCATGTTTCAAGTATTTGCGGTGTTGCAATTCCATTACCACCGTCTAAAATTTCTAAAGTCATTGAAAACTTATAGTCACTTGAAGAAGCAGCACTGGCTTGTTCTGCCATATCTAATTGTCTTTGCAATTGCGCACCGATCGCTCTAGATACTGCACCTGAAGCATCATCACGCACATTTATAGACATTGTTTGCCATGTATGCTTGCCTGCCATGTAAATGGTAGAGTTGTATACTGGTAGTGTAATCTTAGCAAATGAAAGGTTTGGTCTGGAACAATCAACAACTTGGCGTGTTAATTCGAGACCATCTCCAAGACCAAAATTGAAAAAGTTTAGACGGTATCTAAACTGTAACTTTGGCATCAACAATGTCTGATTACTAGCATTGGTATCACTTGCTGACAGATTAACTAGTGTTTGTGAGGCTATCGCCATTATAATTTCTCCTGTTAATATTATTTATCTTTTATTAAGGGGCATTTCTACCCCTTAATTTTCTTATAGAGCTGCTAACTCACCTGTATTCAAAATACGAACTGGGATGTAGATGAATTCAACAGCCTTAACCGGCTCAATCGCAACGTCTACCCAAAGCTCATTTCTATCAATTCTAGCAGGAGTGTTGTTTGACTCATCACATACAACTAGATAATCATATATACCACGTTTTGCTTGTAAATCAAGCATTAACGATGTTACTACGTTTGCAATTTGACCTCTAGTAAATGCATCGTTAGGTTCAAATACGAACGGCCGTGCTGCAATAGTTAGTTGACGACGAATGTACGCAATTAATCTTGCAACGTTAGTTCTATCTAATGCACTTTGTGAATCAAAGCTTGTTTTATTACCATAATTCAATAAACCATTTCCGGTAAAGAAAACCAAAGGATTTATGAAGTTAAGATATAATACATCACGAATTCCTATTCTAGTTTTAGTAGGTTCAAATTCACCTGTAGTTCTATTTACATAGCCAATGTTTGCTGCATTGTCAATAATGCCTCTTCTTGTACCTGCTGCTGCTAACCAAGGATAAGCAATAGTATCATTGCGTAAGAAAGTACGCAACATCATGTGTGATGCAGGAACCGCTACTTCATTACCTGCTAAATCAAATGCTATTCCACTTGGATAAAACAAACCTAAGAAAGTATTGCGTGTTACACAACCTTCTTCACCTGTACTTGTTGCACCTGCTGCATTTGTAGCCCAAGCTTGAATAGCGGTTGCACTATCAGGTAATCCTAATGGTGTATCACCTAATATGTAAGCTGTTTCCCCGCGATCGGCATTTAACACTACCATATTAGGTTGTAATTCAGGATAATTAGGAGTAGCCATTAAGCTAAAGTAGTTGTCTTCATCACGAATATTAGGATTAGTATCAATCGTAGATCTTAATGATTCTACTACCATTGCTCTTTGAGCCTTACGACCCATATATGGGCTACCATTAAATTGTAATCCGCTAGCTGATACCCATGCGTCCCTTTCAGTAGGCAGTGATTCACCAGGGAAACTAGTCGAATTAAAATAATTAACCCTATATTGTTTAACATTATAACCTGAACGGCGTGTATTAAACAATAACATTCCTACTGGATATGTGCTTGGACTTGGCGCATCCAAATCTAAATAATTACTGAGTAACAAACTTGCTATTGATGCAATAGGATCGTCTGCTGGATTAACATTACCATTGGTTGCCCAACGAGCATCAGCAAATACTATACCGGTACTATTAACTTGATCCGTATTGTCTATTAGTACCCACATATCTTCTCCGTCAACTTGTTGCCAACGAGAAATTACAGGATAATCTTCTAGATTAGTAGTGTCGATCCAAAGATCACCGTAAACTAACGGTGTACCATCACTTTGTACAATTGGTTCAGTTGGGGTTACAATGGGACCAGCTGGATCAGTAGTATTACTTCCCGATATCGGGAATCCATTAGAATCATAGTTAATATTCCTGTAGCCGCGCCATCCGTTTGTAGTATTTACCATAATGTCAACTTGATTTACTACACTATAAAACCAATTTGTGTTATTAGCAGGTGCTGCTACTGGTGCACCTTCATTAGCTGTGTAATCAAAATCAACCCAATTACTTAATTCTATGAGATTAGCTACAGCAGGTATACCACCACTATAGGCTACTGAGATTAACCCGCCTCCGTCAACTTCAGCAACTTTTAGTAATAAGTCATTTGCAGGGGATTGACCACCGAGATTGGTTCCTAAAACCCTAATATTATCACCTACAGCATATCCAGATCCTTGGTTATTACCAATAGAAATATCTGAATAGCTCCCCCATGCTGTAACATTTAATTTAGCGTCCGCCCCTGATCCACCTGTAACAGGGACATCAACAAATCGATTAAATAAAGTAGGTCCAACTTTAACACCTATATCTCCAATATTAAATCCAGCTTCTACTACTAAGCCAGAAGATGTACCTTGGAGTTGATTTCTAATTGAACCTACTTCAAATGTAAGATCATTTGTGGTGAGTATTCCGCCTAAATTATTTCCGGCAATGGACAGCGTGTCACCGACAGCATAACCTGTACCTGAATTAACAATTGTTATTGTGGTGTTACTGCTAGTATAAGTTGTACTATTTCCTGTTTTAACTACGATAGCAAAAGCTCCAGAACCAAGACCTGACTCTGTAATAACAGGTACATTAGCATATATTCCAGGTCCTGGAATACTAGTTCCTGCAATACTTCCAGAATTTACTGTCGCCAGCAAACCAAGCACATTAACTACATAATAATCATTCAAAATGATTACACCGCCCTCAGTATGTGTTAATTGAATCGCGCCATTACTTGCTACACTAGCAGTAGTATACAAAATATTTGCTGCCGACCATGCAGTAACAAACTCAGTAGCGTCTGCATTATCTCCTAAATTTACAATATATGAACTAGATAATCCAGATGCACCAGGGATAGAAACGTTTACCTGAAAGCTATAGGGTCCATTGGTAAAAAGCGGAGAAGTATTTGTACCAGTAATTACTGTAGGACCGGTAGCATATCTTTCCCAAAAATATACAGAATTAGTTGTCGCTAAACCATCACTATTATAATATTGAGAATATATTGTCCCTGCAGGAATTTTTTTACCACCTGTGGGGTCCAATACTGCACACGCTTCCCAGTCACTGGTAAATAAAGTTGCATTTTTGTTAATCCAAGATGCGGTTACTGCGTCATATTGAGAAATATTTGGTAGTAGTCCATTACCCGCAGATCCAACTTTTACCCATACTGAACCAGTAGGTCTAGGAAAGGCTTGTCCAGTTTGCCACAATGGTTGCTGTGCTGAAGTTCCCCACTGTAATAAAGGTGGCAAATAATTACCTTGATTAATTCCTAAATCATCAAGTACTGTACCCGTAGGTCCAGATATTTGAACAGTTTGAGAGTTTGGAGATCCATTATATAGTGCATTCGAATAAATAGTTAATTTTCCGTTTGGTGCGGCAGCACTCAACTGTGCCCATCCTAAACTATTAATGGCAGCCGTTATGACATTGACATTTGATTGGCCTCCGCCTGAATTAGGAACAGTAATAATAACAGAAGTTGCTGCAATACCATTGTCCACTAAGGTAATAGTGAAGGTATCTCCGGCTGTTAAAACAGGATTAGATTGAGTACCTTGAATGGTAGGCCAACTCTGTGCCCATTGGGGTGATCCAAGAGGTACCCAAGTGTTAGCAGGTGTTTTATAAAAAATTTCTTGATTAAATACTGAAGTTAGTTGGCTAGCTATTACTGCATAATCACCAATATTTCCTAGACTAGGAATTGGTACGCCTCCATTTAAATTAATCGGATTTGTAATTACGATAGGATTCTGTAAAGTAAATTGTCCAGTTGTAGCATTAAATTGATTTATACCCCATGTTGAGTTTGTAGTATCTAACCACCATGAACCATTCTCAGGTGCACCAGTTGGGCGACCTGTTTGTCCTACTAAACTAGCTAAATCAATATCTGCTCTTAATACATAACAACGGTTAGTGACACCCAATAATGAGTATGCTGCTAATAATCCATATTCATTGAGTTCGTAACCCTGAATAGGAGTACCTGCAGTTGTTGTATAGAAGAAAGGATTACCATATAATGTAACAAGATCGCGTTGGCTTGTTACTTGATATAATTTACCTGCATTTGCTGTTGTAGTAGCAACTGCTACTCCCGTACCAGTTGGGTCAGCTTTGTTTTGTGCTGTTGCTACTAATACGAAAGGTACGGAACCGGTTGCGGCTGGAAGATATTGACTTTGATCAATGATTGTAACTTCAACGCCAGGACTTGTTAATGCCATTTTATTTTTCCTTATTGTAAAATTATGAGGTTTACCACCTAGTTTGCATAATATTATTTATTTTATTTTTTAAAAAACAGCCATTTAGACGAACCTTCGAAGGTAAAGATCATAAATAATAATATGATACTGAAAAGACCTATTTGTAATACTTGCAACAAAAATTATTGTGCCATAAATTACAAAAGAAATGATATTACCCATTACCGTAGTATATGTGATGGATGTGGGAAGATTAAAACTAAGAAAAGACCTAGAGTTTATAATTGGGAAAAGGCAGGATATAAGAAAAAACCCACATGCGATTTATGTGGATTTCGTAGTATATTTTTAACACAAATTACCGTGTTTCATATCGACGGCAATTTAGAAAACACAATGCTAAGTAATCTTCGTAGTATATGTTTAAATTGTGTTGAAGTTGTAAAGAAAAAAGAAGTTACTTGGAAACGTGGCGACTTACAAGTTGATTATTGATTCGATTTTTTTATGAAGATCGTCTATTGTTCCATCATTTGCAATAATATTATCGTACTCTAAGCCAACGCTACTATATTCGCTAGCATGAATACCCAGTTTTTCTAGATGGTGCCTACCAACAGCCCAACTATAATTACTATTTTCACCTTTATTAAAATTTATTGCATGTGTATACCATTCAGGATTAGGTCCCCTTTCAACTCTAATAGTGATTCCACCGGCATTTTTAATAGCAGCAACTTCATTGGCAAAACGACAATCTGTTATTACAATACTATCAGTAGAGGTTCTTAGTTTATTTTCTACTGAAGCCACCCAAATATCCGTGTGAAATGCATCACGACAAACTTCTGTTCCCCAATATTGTAGAATCCATCTAGGGGTAAGATGAGGGATACCTAAACGTTCTGCCCACCAATGATCAACCTGTTCACGCCATTCTCTACTTGACTTAGTAGTACCCTCTAGCATTTCACGATCCCAATTAAATACCGCTGCTACAGCATCTTTTAGAGAAGCGGCAAAACTTAATCTTTTAAAACCATGAAATGTAGTTAGATAATCTGCAATAGTGTCTTTGCCAGAATTTATTAACCCGGTAATTCCAATGATCATGTGGTAAGCTCCTGTAAATATATATTATATTACAGGAGCTTAACAAAATAAAGTATTTAGGTTCAATAATCTTCTTCTGATTCACCACTCTCACCATAATGTTCAGATTTAACTGAACCTATATAAGCAGGTATAGTATCATAGCCTAATTTAGCATACGCATTTGCGCGGTGTGTGCCATCAATAATAGAATTCTGAATTGGGTCAAACACTATGGGAGGCATTGTGTGTTTTGACTTCATTATTTGAGCAATATGGTCTGCTACTAAATCTTCATCTATGTCCCATTCATTCAAATTTAATTTAGATAAAGGCAAGTCAACTAATTTATATTGATCAAACCAAAAGATTCTGTCAGATAAATCCCCTTCACCAAAGTCATTATAATTTCGGTGAATTTTTTTTGCTAATGTATATATGTGGTTAGAGTCAACTATGGGTTGATTACTTTCTCTAAGTAATTCCCCGATTTTCATTTTAACCTTGAATCCAAGTCAATGGTTGAGAATAGTCTTGATACTTTCTTAAATCATCTAACAGTGCTTCTTGCAATGCTTTGGATTCAGCTTTCATCGCTGTACCATTCAAGGTAGATCCTCCTCCTGGACCTGCAATACTGCCAAATTTTTCACGGGCTTCACCAATAATGCCCTTCAATGTTGCAAGGGTAAAGTCACCTATCCAAACTCCAGCACCTGGATCTTGTAATAAAACTTCGACGGGCCGTTGTACATCAGCCCAAACTAATATGCGTTCTCCGGTGCCCTTAAAGTCTCTAACTACTCTAAGTACTTTAGTTACTGGGTCAAATGTATAATTAACATAGCCTCCAAACATTCTTGCTGCCAATTCTACATAACCTGCATAAAAATCATATGTTGCCATACCTCCGGTATAGTTATAATTTAACAAGTAAGTATTAAGAATAGCGCTTGAAAAGGGATCAAATGATGAAGAACTAGGACCTGTTTCGAGTCCCACGGTTCTACGAAATAATGCCCTTACATTTATAAATTCTTGAGGTAATGTATAAGTATCAACATTTTGAATAACTGTCATTAATGTATACGATTCAGCAGTGGCATTTTGTGCCCGTTGACGGTATAGTTTAATAGTATAATTTAATGCGGCTTCATAATGTTGAGGATCTAATTCAATGTCTATAATACCATCACCCAATCTTAATCTTAGGTTAGTGAATAGTGCTTCTTTTAATTCATCTAAATTTAGATTAGTAGGTGTCGATAGTATATTTGCAGTCATTTTTGTAATCCTGATATATGTTATTTATCAGGATTACAAGTCATTCTCTTTTCTATTTTCACTATGAGTTACATCAAATACACCGCCGGGATACCTACTCATTAATTTGTCAACATTACCTTCAATTACCTTGTTAGGATCAAGTCCAAGTGCTCTACATGTATTAATCCAATACCACATAATATCACCTAATTCACGCTCCATGTGAAATAGATTTTCTTTAGTTAAAGGTTTACCTTGAAAAAGCATTTTCTTTACTATTTCATTAAATTCACCGCACTCAGAACTAAGTCCTAGCGCCCCTGTAATTAGCAAAGGCATATTAACCGTAGGACCATATTCTTCTATAGAATCATCATGATTATCTGATAACTGATCTAGTCTATTAATAAAGTCAGTCAAATAATTACTAGGTCTACTAGTGATTGCCTCTACAAAATCTTTGTATTTGTTTAAATCAATTTGTTGTGTCATTTTAGTTCCTTATTTATGGGAGTGTTAGCAGGTTATTTTTAGTAATATACTCAAAAAGGTGCTCTGCATAAAGTTGATGCGGTACCTCGTCATGATGAAAATATTTTGCTTTTGTGTTTTTGTATCCTAAATTAGCATACTTGAAATAAAACGATTCAGCATTATTATCAAATTCTAAGAATCGTTTACGGTCGATCTGATCCTTATACCATTTCAACGTATCATGCTCTTGTGTAAACATTTGTAATGTATTGACAAACAAATACTTGACCTTGTGCATCTTTAAGAAATATTGAAGTTGCAACACATACGTTACACTTAGAATTTCTAGGTACAACTCGTTGTCAGCCATGAACCTATGATAGCCTTCAATAAAATCTTGTTCTTTAGATCCATTTCCTTTGTAACCCATATTGATTCTAATGTAGTCATCGTGTGTAGGGCTATACCAGTCAGCATATTTGTCCCATTCTTTATTATACCATGTCTTTTGATAGAATGGTACTTCCATTCTTATGCCGTCAGCCCAACCCACAATCACATATACATCACCATCGGTAGTATAATTGTGATTAAACCAATCTAAAACGCTCCTAACTATTCCTCCATTTGAAGATCCTGAGATAGCGATATTCACTGGTTCATATCCTAGCTTTTGTGCCAATAGATTACCAAAACTATGTTGACGGTTATATGGGCTATCACATGAACCATCAATTTCAGATCCTGCAGGATCACTTCCACCTGCAATTAACATTATTTTTTTACTCATTAATTATCCTCAATTTTTCTAGAACAGATTCATATACGATTTTATTTCCAATATCAGTATAGTGATTTACCAAACCTCTATGTTTTAGAAATATATCCTTAAAATTTACAAAGTTCTTAAACTTATACAGATTCTTCCAATCAATGTGCGAAATGTGCAATGTCTTTATTGTACAATATTCCTCAATTTCTTGTAGAAGTAAATTATGCATGTGTTCTGCATATTCAACATCAAAATACTTTTCAAAGTATTCTATAATCGGGTTTAATTCAGGGAAATTGGGCAAATGTTCTAAAACATCACTATATAACAAACAACTATTTTTATGTAACTTATCCTCATAATGCACGGGGTGTTCATTTACATATAAGCGAAAAGGACTGGTGTGTGACACTAGCACTAACTCAAATTTATTTATGTCTATGGACTGTAATTGCTTTAGAATTTTGTATTCGCTACAACCTGCTTGAGAAAGATTAGTTATTTTATAATCTTTCTCAAGTAAATTGACCCAACCCCTTTCTGTATATTTAATCGTCCAATCAGCAGCAAAACTATCACCACAAATTAAAAGTTTAGTCATCAAAATGCTTTTAATATAATCATATGTTCATTAAACCTTCCTGTAGGGGTAACAGACACTGCTTTAATTTCTTTAAAATATTTACGAGCAGCTGGCTTGCTACCCATAATTTCTTTAATTTGCTCTGCTGGCTTACGCAGTGTTTTACACTCACTTTGAGTAGTATCAAACCCTAATAAAGTATTACCTTTAACAGTAAAGTATTTACTATATTCATCGGCAACATAATGATGCAGTTTACGCCTTGAAGTATCGTATACCCAAGCTTCACTTGCGCCATGTAATTTAGTTGGATGTAAACTTGTTAAATTAAGTTTAGCAGCCGCGTCTACAAATTCACGCAAATATTTTAGTTTAGATACTTGCTTTTCAACTGGAACTGCTTTATGCTTGCGAGGAGCTTTATTAACTTTTTTAACGGTAACATAACTACCGATTTCGCTAAGAACTAATTCAATAAACTTAATAATATTTTTGACTTGTTGTTTACTCAACTGCATGTAACCTTGTACAAGTTGGTCATCTTTACCTTCTTGTACCTCGGTAAACTCAATGAGTTTTTTATTCCAAGTTTCAACCATGAAACTAACATGCTGGGGCAATACATTCTTTTTAGCCAATTCATCAATTGGACGATATGTATGCTTAGTAAGCGCACCTGCACTAATGAAATCATCTAGCAAGCCTTCCAATTCACCTGCGGCTTCGCTAGCCTTTTCCCGCATGATTTCTTGTACGTTGGGCCTATTTACAACAGGTGCTTCAGACTTGACTGGACCACCTGTACGACTAGCCTCTTTGACTTCGGGTTTGTAAATGGTATTCAACAACCTACCGATTTCATTCTCCAAGGTCTGTTTTTCATATTCTACTAATACTAGACCACGGAGAGTCATACGAGACAACCACCCAATCGTTGGGATGATTTCATTGTCAGCAACACGCCTAATAGTTTTGGCTTCGGTAGTTTTGGTATTCAAGTCTAGGTACTGTGCCAAAAATTCTTTGGCGTCTTTCTTGTTATAAAATTTATTGTACCAATTGAATGCTCGGGCTAATGCTATCCCGCGATTCTCCTCAGTAGGCTGAATCAGGAATGAGGGCTCTTCACCAAAATATTTGGCATCCTCATCTTTGGGGGTAAGACTACGGACCAACCCAGCTTCTTCTACAACTTTTTTGCTAGCTTTCCTAACCATGATCACTCCTATTCAACTATCTATATATCAATGATACACGATCTTCCATTTATTGTCAAGCCGTGTGCGTGATAAATACATATATGCCAAAACTTAGCCTCTACCGTTCCAATAAACAAAATGACTATAGGTTTTTAGATAGAACTATATCGGAAATGTTAACTGTTGGTGGGACCGATTTATACATACATAAATATTTAGGTCCAACTAATCAAGGCGATAGTGTTGATTATACTCAACCTGATTATTCTACATTAAATCCCACTAATATACAAGATTTATTGTTTTTAGAAAACCGCGATAGAACATACGATACTAATATATATCGTTTGCGCGGACATTATAATGTGCAAAACTTGGATTTTGATTTAAGTCAATTTGGATTGTTTTTGAATAATGACATTATCTTTATTACAGTACATTACAATGACATGATTGAACTTATAGGTAGAAAGTTAATGGTAGGTGATGTATTAGAATTACCGCATTTACTTGATTATAATCCATTAAAAGAAACAATACCTGTAGCATTAAAAAGATTTTATCAGATAACTGATTCCAATTATGCTAGTGAGGGATTTTCTGTAACATGGTATCCTCATTTATGGCGTATTAAATGTGAACCGTTAGTAGATAGTCAAGAATTTAGTCAAATACTTCAAGAGCCTATTAATCAAGATAATTACTTAGGTTTGTGGGATAAGGATAAAACTTATCCATCCGGCTATATAATTAGTTATGGCGATAAAAATTATGAATCGATCACTAATGTTCCTGCTGGAATTTATCCACCAAACCCAACATATTGGAAATTGTCGTCTGAGCAAAACCTTAAAGATATACTTGCTACATACAATAAGAATTTAGACATTAATAATGCTGCATTACAAGAAGCTGCTAGAATTGTTCCCTTAGCAGGTTATAACCGTAGTAGTTTATATATTTCACCTACATATGGGGAATACGAATCAAACGGTGTATTATCAGGGAAAAATGATCAGCCCTCTCCACCTACTAATTTGGTTACTAGTTCAAGCGGAGGACCTACTACTGGCACAGTAGCAATGATTCGTAATCCTAATTACAAAATTGCAAACCCTGTAGTCAAAATATCTAAACAAGCATTGCAAAGTATATGGGATGTAACAGTAGATGCTATAAATGTTTCTACTCAAATTAATTTAGAAGTACTACAATTAGCACCAAAAAGAATAGGTAATAATTCAGGACAGGTTGAAGGCGATATGATTCTTTCTGTAGAATCTACAGGACCAATAACCGGTCCATATGGCACTTCAGACAATACATATGCAACCGGTGATCAAAACCCAGTAGCACCTGGATTTACTGGTACTGTTACTCAACAAATGGATTACCGTGCTGATTGTGATCCTGCATTTCAATATATTGCTAGATCAAGTCCTAGAACATTTGGTTATAGTGCGGGTTATCTAACAGGTACCGCTGTACCACCAAACGGATATCCAGTTGGAACAGGTATATCATTCCCACAAAATCCACAAGTAGGTGATTATTTCTTAAGAATCGATTATCTACCTCAATTACTATATAGATGGAATGGTAAATTATGGATAAGAATTTCTGAAAATGTTAGAACCGATACCGGATTTACTGCTGAAGATAGGTCTTTATTATCTGGATTCATCAATGATTCAAATGTAACAAGATTAACTAACGGTACAGTTATTCCTGAAGCACAACCGCTATCTTCAATACTGCAACCACCACTAGATCCTATTCCACCGATTACATAAAAAAAGGTAATTCAATTGGCACAATTTTTTTACGATAACCAAATTCGCAGATTTTTAATTCAATTTGCAAAAATATTTTCCAATTGGTATGTGACTAAAGGTAAAGATCCGGCTGGTAATACAATATATGTAAGAGTTCCTATCATGTACGGTGATAGTAGTAGACAGGCTGCTACCATAATTGCTAATAACTCGGCTAGTAATTTGCCATCAGCACCTTTAATAACCTATTACATAAGTGGATTAGAGTATAATCAAAGTAGAACTCAGAATCCCTCATTTGTTGAAAAAACTCAAATTCGACAACGGGCATATAATTCTGATTCACAATCATATGAAACTACACAAGGTCAAGCATTTACTGTTGAAAGACTAATGCCAGTGCCTTATACATTAAGAGTCACTGTAGATTTTTGGACTACGAACTATAATCAAAAACTAGAAATTATCGAACAATTAGGAACTCTTTTTAATCCCGGATTAGAAATTCAAAGTACAGATAACTTCTTAGATTGGACTTCTTTAAGTGTAGTATATCAAGACGGATTAACATTTACTAGTCGTAGTATACCGCAGGGTACAGGAAATCCAATTGATGTTATGACTTGGAAATTTTATATGCCTATATGGTTAAGCACATCAAGTAAGCTTAAGAAAATGGGCGTTATTCAAAAAATTATCTATAGTATTTTTAAAGGAAATGCCCTACAAGATATACAAGATGATGATTTATTATTGGGTACTAGACAAAAAGTTACTCCATATGGATATCAAGTTTTATTATTAGGTAATACATTACAACTACTACCAGCAAATCAACCGTTTCAACCTCCCAATGATTCATTTGATATTCCTGAACCTCCAAATACTTCCCTATATTGGACTGCATACTTAAATGCATATGGCGTAATTAAACCAGGAATCTCACAAATATGGTTGCAAAATCCATATATGGATACAGAGATAGTGGGAACAATTGTCCCTG